ATACTCGCCACCTTCGATCCGATTGCAGGAATGGCGCAGACAGATAAGGAGGCACTGGACGCGTTGTTGCGAGATGTGGAGGCGAGCGATTCTGACGTGATGGCGATGTTGTCGGAGATGGCAGAACGGGAGGGCGTTGTAACCGTAGATGAACCAATCCCACCCGACGAATTCCGTGAATATGATGAAGATATTGAAACCCAGTATCAGTGTCCAAAGTGCGGTTATGAGTGGAGCGGGGGAGCGTCGTGATAGCGCAGAAGGGCATACCCGAAATACCGGAATACCAAGTCCCTCGTATGGATGAGATTAAGGCCATACCCTGGAACGGGTATAGCGTTGTGTCTACGTTCAGTGGGTGTGGCGGTTCTTGTCTAGGATTTGAGATGGCCGGATTTAATATCCTTTGGGCAAGCGAATTTGTGCCGGCGGCTCAAGACGTATATCGGCACAACCACCCAGGGGTGCATCTTGATACTCGGGATATTCGGCAGATATAGATAAGACCATGATTGATATTTACTACGACCTCAAGGCGGAGAATGGCTATAGCCAAGACCAAATTGAGCGCAAGCGGCTGTCCCTCGAAGGTGTGCTTGTACCTGTGACGGCCCACTGGAATGAGGAGATGTTAAAGACTGCTGGGTTTGTCGAAGTCGATTGCTTCTGGCGGTGGATGAACTTTGCCGGGTGGGTAGCGGTCAAGCAATAAACAACCATGGTGCTGACCAAGCGGGAAGAGGGTTAACTAATGGAACCACTAGAGCGACAACCGAAGGAGTCAAAACGAGCCAACCAGGCGCTGCGAGATTACGCCCATATGGGGATGGGGCGCAGTCTGCGGGCCTTACATAATCTCTATTTGCGCCAGGCTAGTGAGAGGCTAGCATATAAGCCACCATCAACTAAGCTGCAAACAGTCTTCGGATGGTCGATGAAGTTTAACTGGCAGAACCGTATCCGGGATTGGGAACAAGACAATCAGCGGGAAGAAATGACCGCCTACGAACAGGAGCGCAAAGAGGATCGGGCCGCTCGCATCGGCCTGCTCAAAGCGACACGGGGTAAACTTGTTCAACGCCTGGACAAGATCGAACCGCAGGATATGGAATGGCAGCAGGTGTTGACCGGCGTTCGGATGGTGATCAGCGAACTTCGCAAGGAATACGACGATGAGCCTATCCTCCGGGTCGCCAAGAAGATCGCCAATATGGACGATGACGAATTGCTCAAATTCATTCAGGACAAGAGACCGCTGGACGACGAGGATGAAGATGGCGAATGAGCAGCGACACGCTCACCAAACTGGCGCTGGCCGTACAGGAGGCCAAACGAAGGGGGCTGCTTGGGCACGACCGCACCAAGCCCAAGCTAGACATTCTCACCTACTTCGACCGGCCAGCTCAGTTTGTACTAGATTGTATCAAGTGGCCGGATGGCAAGGAGCCTGCGGCGTACCAATTGGAATTGCTCAACGCACTCACAGCCCACAGGCGTGTGGCCTCTCGTGGTCCTCACGGTATCGGAAAGACAACGGTCGCCGCGTTGGCGCTCTGGTGGTTTGCTCTCACACGGGACGCAGCTGCGACCAACTGGAAAGTTGTAACCACGGCCTCCGCTTGGCGACAACTTACAAAATTCTTATGGCCCGAAGTGCACAAATGGAAACGTCATATCCGCTGGTCGCATATTGGTCGGCCAATGCCGGGGTGGCGTGAAATGGGCATTCAATCGATGAAATTAACTTATGGGCAAGCATTCCCGGTTGCGTCATCTGATCCTGGCAAGATTGAGGGTGCGCACGAGGACCAAATGCTTTATATTTTTGATGAGGCGAAGATGATTAGTAATGCGACCTTTGATGCGGCTGAGGGTGCGTTTGCCAGTGGGCAGGCGTACGCATTGGCCATCAGTACGCCAGGGGACGCCAGTGGGCGCTTCTTCGAGATCCACAAACGGGCTCCTGGATTTGAGGATTGGTGGGTGCGCCACGTCACGTTGGCCGAAGCGATCCAGGCGGAGCGGGTTAATCCGGTCTGGGCAGACCAACGCCGACAGCAGTGGGGGGAAGCCTCCTCCGTCTACAAGAACCGGGTGCTGGGTGAATTTGCAGCGTCGCAGGAACGGGGCACTATTCCGCTGGAGTGGGTCGAGCTTGCCAATGAACGATGGGCCACATTCCAAGAGAAACGGGAAGAGATGACCAGCCGTGACGCTCTTCACCTGACGTGCCTCGGTGTCGATGTGGGGCACGGTGGACTTACCAATGATGCGGCGTCAATCGCCCGCTGCTACAACGGACATATCATTGACGATGTATCGGAGGCGCCGATAACCGATCCTCGTATCGCTACAATGGAATTGGTCGGGCACGTCGGTGCTCTGTTGGGTTTGCACAAGGGGGCGGAAGCGATTGTCGATGTGATCGGCCTGGGCGATGGTGTCTATGCTCGCCTGCTAGAACAGGGGTATCGGGCGCGAGGTCATAATGCTAGTTTCAAAACGGCATTCACCGATGTCTCCGGGATGTTTGGCTTCGAGAATTGGCGATCTGCTGGCTGGTGGTTACTGCGGGAATTACTCGATCCAACAAACAAATTCGAGATCGCTTTGCCGCCGAATGACCGGCTCATTGGCGAACTGGTAACGCCCCAGTTTAGCTACACATCAGCATCGAAGATCCGCATTGAGGGCAAAGACACAATTCGCAAACGGTTGAGCGGGCACAGCACCGATTATGCAGATGCCGTGATACACGCTCTGATTGGACCACTACTCTGTGACGAACGTGAGAACGAATTAGCCGGTGTCCAAACACGAACGCAGGTGTTGGAACCAAGGCAACGATATTAGGAGGTTGGCAATGTTTCAGCGATTGGGTAAATGGATACTTCGTGAGGATTTGCAGCAGATAGACAATTCGCTCAATATCCTCAAAGAGGCATATTTGGACGGGCCTTGGATCATGCCACCGAGTGCAGTGGTGGACCGGTTACAGGCCGAAGGTGGGCCGGTCACTGTTGGAGAAGGTTGGTCCGCTTTACAGGTGGACCTTCTCTCGCAACTGGGCTACGTGTCGGGGGCAGCCGGCTCCGACTATGAACGAACGCTGGTGGTTCAATCGTCTCGCCGTCTGTGGCGTTATGACGTGCACACTCAGTGGGCGATCTGGCTCTGGACCTATTACGGGTTTGGTCGACAGATCAATGTCACCTTCACTGAGCCCGAGGATAATGAGACCTTTGACGCTTTCTGGGAAGCCGACGAAAACCAGCCTGTGCTTGGGGTCGTGGCCTTACCGCAGTTATCGCATCGGTTGTTGGTCGATGGTGAGTTTGGCCTTATGTATTTCACGTCTTCCCTGGATGGCAAGACCATCATTAGGCTGGTGATGACAGACGATATTCGAGAGATTGTTTATGACCAAGAAGACAAAGCGGTGCCAATCTTCTACAAGATATCCCTGGGGGATACTGTCGGGGAAGTCTACGTAGCAGATACGCTGCACCGGATGTTGCAGAATGCCAATGGGAAAGAGCCCGCCTATGAACAACTCCCTGAGGGGGCAATAAACGGAGACAGCCTTCGTTCGTATACAATCGCCTCTATGCAACTTCTGACGTTCAATCGCAAAGATATGTTTTCCGCACGAGGTTGGCCACTGGCAACTGCCGGGGCTCCGTGGTTGCGAACATACAAAGCCTTTATGGAGGATCGTGCCACGCTGGCGGCTGCGATTGCTCAGATTGCATACAAGGCGAAAGTTAAAGGTGGCTCGCGTGGCGTCGAGGCTGTCCGCGCTAAACTAGACTCAATCCTCAATCCGGCCGGAACGGGTGATGGCAGCTACGCTCCGTCTCGCGCAGCCGGTGGGGTTCACGTTGAGAACGAAGCGATGGACTTGCAGAAGCTCCAGTTTGGAACCGGGGCAAGTGACGCCAAGGCGGATGGCGAAGGTCTTCTGACAGTGGCCTCGCTAGGGCTTGGACTGTTCCCCCACTACATGGGGGCCGGTGATGCGTTCCGGCTGGCCACGGCGACGGCGATGGAAATGCCTTTGCTGAGACAGTGGACCGCATATCAGGACTTTTGGTCGGCTCAATTCGGGGCGGTGGGGCGGTACGTGATATGGGCCAAGGACAGCCTGGGCGGGAAGGCTGCAAAGACTGCCTCCGTGGCTCGAACCGACATATCCGTGACAACAGATCGGCTGCTGGATCTTGACACGGCAGAACTGGCTACAGCCGTTTCGTCCCTAGTGCGTGATACGATAATCCCGATGGTTGGCATTATCCCGACTGAGACGGTCCAGCGCCTTGTCGCTTCGATCTGGAAAATGATGTTCCAATCGTTTGGCGTTCCAAACGCTGATGATCTCACATCGGACATAGCCTTTGGCGTGACTGAGGTCGCCGAAACGGAACGCATCTCTGAGTTACTCCGGGGGCACGTTCCTGAAGAAGTGCTGCGCCAATGCCCGTTCCCAGATTGTAACGGGGATGTTTCACTTTTGTACGAGGGCCACAAGGGGCTGTTGGTGTGTGCCACTTGTAATCGCACTTACGATCCGATGGTAGAGTAGGGGATTGAATGAGCGA